CAAGGTGCATAGGACTGTTCCATTATCTGGAATCAGTCCTGCCGGAGAAGACTCCGGTTCTATAGCGATCTGGACTACATCCTGTTTATGGGACGTAAGGTCAAGAGTGCTAGCTTTTCCAACTGGATCCGGTATCTGGCAGGCTTTTTTGCGGAGACGGGTAACTGCATTGTAAAAACAGCTGGGAGATATCCCGTGTTCATTACACCATGCAGCATCTGTCAGGCCACTTTGTCTGCATTCGGTTACCAGTTCCATCCATTCATCCAAGGAACGTCCTGGAGCACGTTTATTACTCATAATGAAACCTCCAAATGTAGTAAATTTCTATCTCCTATCAAGGGGAGTGTAGAAAAAATCTATTTACTATCATTATGAGTTTAAAAACGTAGACAGTAAAGCTACCCAAGATTTAAGCGCTTACGTTTATTGTTGAGTTATCCTCAAAATAGAGGTATAATTTACCCAGTTAGGGATAAAGGAGCTGGGTATTATGAAGATAAAAAGAGCGGCGGCGTTGGTTTTAGTGTTGGTATTCTGTTTAGGAGCCTGTGGTAAGAATGAGAGTACAGTAGAGGATACTGTGGAGCCAGATATAACGATTGAGGAGAGTGAGGCGGTTTCTGTGGAAACAGAGGCGGAGCCAGAAGAAGTAGAAACAGAGGAGCCTAAGGAGGAGGTACCTGTAATCTATGAGGATAATGAGCTTATCAATCTGTATTTGAATAGATATAATGAGGCTAATCCAGAGGCTCCTATTGAAAGGGAAAATTTTGAGATATACCATCATCATGGGAGCGATCATAAGGATCAGATACTTTTTAATAATGGTGTTGTTATATCGGCACAAACAGGTAGTAAGGTAAAGATAGATATAGAGGGTGGAGATACACAGGAGGCTTATAAACAGGCTTTTATACAGTATGCAAGAGGCTATAATACGGAGCTAAGCCCAGAAGTATTAGAGGAATACTGGGAGCAAAGTATGAGTAATCTTAATCTTGATACACAGTTTGATGATTTTGTGGTGTATATCCACTCTTACAATGATAGCATAGAGCTTTTAGAAATTTCTGGAGCAGTAGAATAGGAGGCGGCTTATGAAAATAGGAATTAGAAAGCCCAGCATAAAAAAGGCAGTAAAAGCTAAAACCATTGGTAAGGCAAAGAGGGCGGCTAAAAAGGCTGTAAATCCTCTTTATGGGAAAAAGGGAGCTGGAGTTGTAAAGGATCCAGCAAGGGCGGTAAAGAATAAGGTGTATAAGAAAACCACAGTAGGGGTAAAGGATATTTTGAAATAAGGAGGGCGGATTGTGGATAATGAAAAGCAGAAAGCGGCTATTTTAGAGTATCTGGAGTGTTCCTATTCTGGAGCTAAAATGATGGATGATATAGAGCTCCAAACGAGGATAGGCAGGGCGATAGAGGCATTTAAGGCGGATGTGCATGAGGATATTTTTAGAGAGGGTTTTATAGAAAGTCAAATTGAAAAAGAAATGCAGGATAGGTTAGAGGATCTGTGAGGATCCTCTTTTTTTTGTCTAAAATGAGCCTCCGAAAATGATTAAGTTAGGTATCACAAGAAAGGAGGCGGCGGTGTGGGAAATGAAAAGAAAAGGGTTACTTCCACAGATATTAAGCTGGCGTTAAAAGAAATGCACTTAGCCAGAAGTAGCTATTTTATTACAGAGTGCAAGAATGGCTCTACTTATTTTCCTCCAGCACAAGGGCTACTCAAATTTGATGGGTTGGCTATTACAAAGAGCTATACTAAGCCCTGTATTATCGGATATGAGATCAAGGTAAGCAGAGGAGATTTTTTACAGGATGGTAAGTGGCATTTATATTTACAGTATTGTAATGAATTTTACTTTGTGGTACCTCATGGGCTGGTAAAGAAAGATGAGCTCCCAGACAATGTAGGACTTATCTATTACAATCCAGATACACAGGCTCTTAGAACGGTTAAAAAGGCTCTGTATCGACAGATAGAAAAGCCTGTAGGCGTTTATGAGTACATTATCTTTAGTAGGCTGGAGGAGGACAGGATCCCTTTTTATGAGGAGAAAGCGGAGTATGCTAGAGCTTATCTGGAGGATCAAAAAGATAAGAAATACATAGGCTCCATGCTGGGCTCAAAGATGGCTAAGGAGCTGGAGGAGGCGTATAAGCGGCTAGAGGCTGTAAAGCACAAAGAGGTAAATATAGAACGCTGGGAAAAGGTAGAAAAGCTCCTTAGAAAACATGATCTTTTAGGGTGGAGCTGGTATAAGGATGATAGCTGGCTGGAGGATTTGGAGAAAGCTCTTAGTAGCTCATATCCTAAGGAGTTGGAGTTTACATTGGATGCCCTTAAGCGTGAGGTAAACAGGCTGGAAAAACTGAAAGAGGAGTGTAATGCAAATGATTAAAGCGGAATATCTGGGGATCAGTGAGGAGCCTTTGCGGAGTGGTAAGGTTTATAAAATCTCTACCAGATGTGCAGGTAATAAACTGGTGGTATCTGTAAGGGGCGTTAAGCGGTGCCATTCCTGTTTGGAGCAGTTTCTTAAGGAGTGGAAAGTAAAGGCGGTGTACCATGAACAGAGCAGAAAGGCGTAGGCAGGAGAGGGCGGCACAAAAGGCAAAAACAGCTACCTATAACCTCACAAAAGAGCAGTTAGATAATGCTGTGAAAGAGGGCATTAAGGAGAAACTGGCGGAGGTAAAAGAACAGGCTACACAGGATGCGATCAATACAGCTATGGTATTACTCCTTACCCTCCCTCTGGAGGTACTTATGGATCATTACTGGCAGAAATCTTATGCTAAGCGGATCCCTAAGTTTACAGAGCAGGTATTAGAGTATTATGAGCGGTGGCAAAATGGGGAGCTGGATATGGATAAGCTCAAAGAGGATTTATGGGAGTATGGTGGCGTGAGATTAGAAGAAAGAGAGGATTAGAGCATGAGCATAAGAGTAAAAGCAGGTGTAGATTTAGAGGAGCTTAGAAAGTTTGGATTTAAGACAGGGAAAGAGTGGGCGGATGCTGGAGAGCGGTGCTTACAGGGTATAGGCTATGAGTATCAGCATGGATGGTATCATAAGTTTTTAATGGATCCAGATGAGGAGGAGAAAATCTATTATGCAGATGAGGAATACGATCAGCCTATGGTACAGATTACCGTAAGAACGGAGCACAGGGATCTTTATGTGGAGTGTGTTCCCTCTGGTACTTATCATATCGGCGGCGGAGATCTGGATATTGTCTTAGAAACGGTTTTAGAGCTTACACAGGCTGGGTTACTGGAGGTAGTACATGAAGAATAGCACAAGGGCAAAGAGTAGCCAGCAGGAAAAGCGGATTGCTAAGGCTATGGGCGGTAGGCAGGTAGTAGGCTCTGGCTCTACTCCGTTTCTTAAGGGAGATGTGATAGCTGGTAAACTCTTTATTGAGGCAAAGACAAAGATGGAGCCCAGCAAGAGTATTTCTGTAAAAAAGGAATGGCTGGAGAAAGCTAAGGCTCAATCTGTGGCTATGAGAAAAGAGGATTACACAGTAGCTATATCCTTTGGAGATCCTAAGGAGTATTACATAATTGAGGATGCTCTTATGGAGGAACTGTATAAGAGCAGAGAGGCACTTAGAGCAGTTATAGAGGAGCTGGGAGGGCTGGAGCTTAAGAGCCTCTGTGGGATAAAGAGAGATGAGGAGCTTAAGCGGCTCATACTGGAGGTGTTGAAGTGAGAGATATACCTACTTTACTGGAGTTAGAGGAGATACCTGTACTCTGGCAGTACCTTTACATGGATGAGGAGAATTTTATTACTGTAGATAATGGTATGGCTAAACTGGAAATCAGAATGAGAGAAAGCTGTACTTTCCACGCTAAAAATTTGAATTTTCCCGATTTGCCGGATCTGGAATATACGGAGATGATGACTATTCCTAATATGCTGGGGATTATCGATCAATTAAAGAATGTGCCGCCTGTAGAGATTAAGAGTTTTTCCTCTAGGTGGGAGGAGGTACGCTCTATAACGCTGGCAACGGTGGCACAAAATAAAATGAAGTGGGAAAGGTGGAAAAGATGAGCATTTCAGAACAAAATAAGGAGAACGGTAGATATTATGGCTATGAGGCTCAAAGCAATCAATTAGTAGAGGAATGTGCAGAGCTCATACAGGCAGTAAATAAGTATCGGAGAGCAAGAGGGAGAGGGCAGGTACTTAGTCCTATGCTGGAGCCCTCACAGGAGGAAAAAGACAGGGAGCAGGTGGCTTTAGCTAATCTGGTGGAGGAGATCGCAGATGTAGAGATTATGCTGGAGCAGGTAAAGGATCTCCTTCAGATACCAGAGGAGGATATACAGGCTATCAAATTGTATAAGGTAAACCGTACCAGAGAACGGATTGCAGATAAGGGTTAGGGAGAGAAATCTCCCTAATTTTTTTTGAATAGCTCTCTAAAATTCCTCAATCTTTAGGATTAAGTTAGTTATCAACAAAAACAGCACATACAAAGTAAAGGAGATTAAGAGCTATGGCAAAGAAAGCATTTAAGGGATTTAACAAGGATCTGACCTGTAGAGGGTTTCAGTATGAGGAGGGAAAGGAGTTTGAAACAGCAAGAGCGGAGTGCTGTGAGGAGGGTTTCCATGCCTGTGAGTATCCTTTGGATTGTTTCGGTTATTACAATCCAGCCCAGAGCGTTTACCATGAGGTAGAGCTGGATGGGGATATGGATCAGAGTGGTAGCGATACTAAGATCTGTGCTACTAAGATTAAGATCGGTGCAAGGTTGAGTATTGCAGGGCTGGTTAAAGCGGCTATTGATTTTACCATGAGCAGAGTTAATAAAGAGGCAAGCTCTGATGAGCGGCACGGTTACGCATCCGCTACAGGGGATTATGGAGCCTCCTCCGCTACAGGGTATCGTGGAGCCTCCTCCGCTACAGGGAATTGTGGAGCCTCCTCCGCTACAGGGAATTGTGGAGCCTCCTCCGCTACAGGGTATCGTGGAGCCTCCTCCGCTACAGGGGATTATGGAGCCTCCTCCGCTACAGGGAATTGTGGAGCCTCCTCCGCTACAGGGTATCGTGGAGCCTCCTCCGCTACAGGGTATCGTGGAGCCTCCTCCGCTACAGGGGATTATGGAGCCTCCTCCGCTACAGGGAATTGTGGAGCCTCCTCCGCTACAGGGAATTGTGGAGCCTCCTCCGCTACAGGGTATCGTGGAGCCTCCTCCGTTAGTGATCCTACTGGCGTGGCGGTTGCTTGGGGGCATGAGGCAAGAGCTAAGGGTTGTCTGGGTGCTCATCTTATCCTCTCTGATTGGAGATACATTGGAGAGAAGTATAGCGATGGGGATTATAAGTATCCGTACAGAGTGGAAAGCTGGGAACTGGCAGGAGCTAAGCTGGTAATTGTAGACGGAGAGAAGATCAAGGCAGATACATATTACCGCTGTATCAATGGAGAGATTGTGGAAGTTGATGAGGATGGAGAAATTGCAGAGTAAAATGTAAAAGGGCAGTAATAAGGGTGGTACATTCCTGTAAAAAGAATGTACCACTTTTTCTATATTCTCTCTAAATATCCGCCTCCATTCTGATTAAGTTACTTATCAACGGTATTAAGGAGGCGTTTGGTATGGCGGATACAGGGAGAGATATAGTTGAGTATTTGCAGGAATTTCATAAAGAGGAGCGTACAGCGATCAAAGGTAGGGAGCTGTGTGTACTTTTTAATCTTACAGAAAAGCAGTTGAGGAATGTGGTAAGCGGATTAAGGCAGGATGGAGAGGCAGTATGTAGCTCCTCCTATGGTTATTGGTATTCAACGGATCCAGAGGATATAGAGAAAACCATGAGGAGATTAGAGGGGCAGGTAAAGAATATGAATATCTCCATAGCAGGGCTGAAAAAGGTACTTATGGGAGGGGCTAAATGAGAAACAGAAGAAAGCGGAGGGTAAGGTTTACTACCCAGCTTACAAGAAAGCAATTCATTTTCTTTATGGCGTGTCTGGCGATTTTGATGGCGGTATTTATCGCTGGAGTTTCAAAAGCGAACAAGCCGCAAAAGGCAGGAGAGGATGCAGAGGCAGAGGTTTCTACCATTCCTTACATTGAGGCAACAAGTAAAGCAGAGCCCAGCACTTCTCCAGAGTACACGCCTTACGGAGATCCTAATAATTATGTGTATCCCTATAATACCATGAGTGCCGATTGGGGAGCAGAGCTGTATGAGAGCGGTTTTAAGTATTACCAGATACCGCAAGAGTACATAGATGAGGGCGGTTGTTTCCCAGAGGCGGTACAGGCTTATCTCTGGTGCTTATGTGAGGAGCGAGGTATTAACTATTATGTGGTGGTAGCACTCATAGAGAGGGAAAGTAGGTATCAATGGGATGCCTCTGGAGATAACGGAAACAGTAAAGGGTATATGCAGATTTACGAGAGCTGGCATAAGGAGAGAATGGAGGCGGAGGGAGTAACGGATCTCTATAATCCTTATGGAAATATCAGAGTAGGGCTCAACTTCCTACAGGAGCTCACAGGCGGCGGAGTAAATGCAGATTATCATTATGTTTTAATGAGTTACAACATGGGAGAAAGCAGAGCTAAGGCTCTTTATGAAAAGGGGATATATTCCACTGAATACTCTACAGGTATTCTCCAGAGAGCACAGGAAATACAGCAGGAATTAAAGGAATAAAGCAGGAGCGTAAAGGATTATAGGATTTTTCTATAATCCTTATTTGCTTGTAAGGAGGTAGAGGCGGTGTATGAGGTTGGAGAGCTGGTAAAGTGGCGATGTCCTTTAGATGCAGATTATAGCTATGGCTACATTGTAGAAATCAAGAGAAATCTAGCTACAGTGATTGGCACAGGATATTACAGCGGAGTTACCACAGAAATACATCTTAGATACATAGAAAAGGTAAAGAGAGGCGGTGGCGGCTATGGGAGAGGTAAGGAACATAGTAAACGATCAGCTCCTTAGATTGAGTTATAAGGATCCTAAGAATATCAAGAAATTTTTGAGGAGCTGGGGAGGACTGGAGAGCCTTGCCCTCAAAGGAGATACGGTTGCTACCTGTATTCTGTGTGATCTGAAAATTGTAACAGGAATTGATATAGAGAAGTACAGGCGGAAAGATCGGAGAGCGTTTAATCTGGGGTATCAGAATGGGAAGTTAAGCCAGTATCAATATATGGCGATTGCCTATACTCTGGTGCTGGGGTATTCGCAGGAGGAGATCGCCTATGTAATGGGAGTGGATCAGAGTGTTATCTGTAAAAACATAAACAGCGGCATAAAGAAGATCCAAAAAGAGCTAAAGGCTTTTGAGGAGGTAGAGTAGTGTGAGCAGATTGAGGCGTGAGGAGGATGCGGCGGATAAATGGCTTAGAGAGCACGATCCCTATTATGCAGATCCTAAGAAGAATAAAAGGAAAATGGTATCTCATCCCTATGAAACGCCAGAGCAGGAGCGTAGGAGGAGAGAAACAGAGATCCCTATTAGCTCTCTATCCTCAAAACAGAGGGTACAGTTTAAGGAGGTTGCAGGGGCTTATAATGAAAAGGGAGAGTTTAGCCTGTAGTGCTGGTACATAATTTATACAGGTTTGTAACCTATCTAATGAAAAGAAAATACAGCTTTTATACATCTATAATGAAATGGAGGAGAAACGGATGGAAGTAAGAGAGGATATGAAAGTGCTGTATGCGGATCCGCTGGATTTAATTCCTTATGAGAATAATCCCAGAATTAACGATTATGCAGTAAAGAAAGTGCTGGAGAGTATTAAGGAGTATGGTTTTACTAATCCTATTCTGGTAGATGCAGGTTTGATTATCATAGCAGGGCATACACGCAGAGAGGCGGCAATACTGGCAGGGCTGGAAAAGGTACCGTACATCATTAAAGACGATCTCACTCCAGAGCAAGTAAAAGCCTATAGGATTGCAGATAACAAGCTGGCAGAGCTCTCTACATGGGATGAGGAGGCATTGAAAGCGGAGTTATTTGAGTTGCAGGAGTTAGATTATCCGCTGGAGGTAATGGGCTTTACAGAAATGGATCTTAAGGATCTGTTTGAGGAGAAAGAGGAGCCTAAGGCGAAAAAGCCGAAAGAGGAGAAAACTACTCTCCCTATGCTTAGATTTGGGAGTAACAGTGTACGGATTACAGAGGATGAGCTGGTATTGCTTAGCAATCGGTATAATGAGTATGTAGAGCTTACTCCAGAGGAGGGCTTTATAAGCTGGCTGTTAAAGAGAGGGCTGTAAAAATGAGTGAGGGTGGCGTAAGAGAGAAATCTCTGTTAGAGGAGCTGGAAGATATAAAGGATGATCTGGATCAACACGTTTATGAGAGAATACTGAAAAAGTATTGGAGTGAGATAGAGAGGAACAGGGCGGAGATAGAGAGGGTAAGAGCAGAAACTTACAGAGAAGTAATAGAGCTAAAGAGAGTTGATACGGAGAAAAGCACTATTATTACTGTATTATCCGCTTACATAAAGGAGAAAGGGCTACTGTAAAAGGTGGCTCTTTTTTATTTCAGTATCTCCATGAAATCTCATAGAAAAAGCGGAGAAAGAGATCGGCGGCGGAAAAGAGGCAAAAGGCGGAGAAAAAGCCTATGTTTAACGTAAAAATACTAAAGAGAGATATAAGGAAATCTCTTACTGAAAATATAACAAGGATATATAGAAAAAGCAGTAGGAAAAGGAATAGTAGTAAAATCCCTCAATTTTAAGAGGCAATAACAGGAATGTAAGAAAACCTGTAGAAATTCCCCTCACAAACAGAGGGAGGGAGAAAGGAGGGCGGCTGGAGTGGCACAGTTGAGTAAGGAGAATAGCCTCCAGAAAGAGGCTTTTGAGCTGTATTATCACATGGGAGATAAGAGATCCCTTAGAGCAGTAGCGGAGAAGATAGAGCGAACAGAGAGAACGGTAGCAGGTTGGAGCAGAGCCTTTAGCTGGGTGGATAGAGTAAAGCAGAGAGAGATAGAGGATGCTAAGAATATGGGCGGAAATGCCTTAAATAGCCAGACTACCGATGTTAAAACACGCTACAGGATCCTTATGAATAACCTTATAGCTAAGGCAAGCCAGAAAATAGCTAAGGGAGAGCTGGGGATCCGTAATGTGCAGGACTTAGAGAGAGTGGTTAAGCTGGATCTCTTGCTTATGGGAGAGGCTACAGATAATACCTCTAATACCTCCACTACAGAGCTATCTAAGGCTGATAAGGATAGGCTGGATACCATAGCTAAGCTCTTAGAGGGAAAATAGCGGTTTTATTCCTCACAATCTTTCAGAAAAACTTACACTTTTGAGGCGAGGTGTAGAAAAATATCGGGAAAATAGACAAAGGGCATTGACGGTATCTAAGGATTTGAGAGGAAAGTGATTATGTTAGTTATCAAAGATAAAAGGAGGATCCACAAATGGATGAGAGAATGATTAAAAGCCCTAAGCACTATACAGAGGGGCGGAGATTTGAGCCTAAAGATGTTATCAGAGATTGGGATCTCAATTTCAATCTGGGGAACGCTGTAAAATACCTTGCCAGAGCAGGGCGTAAGGGCGATATGGTAGAGGATCTTAAGAAAGCCCAGCAGTACATACAGTTTGAGATTGATGCACTGGCGGCGGAGGGAGGAGAAAAGGCTCCCTGTGATAAGGAGGCTGTAGATCCTTTTGCATCTCTGGTTAGAATGTTGGAAACGGAAGTAAAGCCGATCATGGTAAAAATTCCAGAGGGAGTAGATGTAGATAAGGTGCTGGCTGATATTAAAGCAGGTAAAGGATTTGCTGGGCTGGAGATTGTTGAGCCAGAGCCTACAGAGTTTCAGAAAAAGGCGGTAAAGCTGTATAACGCATATCTTTACAGGTTATCAGAGATCGCTAAAGAAATGCAGGAGAAAAGAAAATCTACTCCGCCTATGTTGGGGATGTACTCAAAGGTTATACAGGAGATTGTTTTGAGAGAGGATTTTGATCCAGAGGAAGTATTAGATCACATGGCGGATAAGCTGATGCAGGAGGGCTTTTTGAGATGAGAGTAGTACAGGCAGGGTATGAGATCTTAGATACCCTCAATGGGGAGGAAATCCTTAAGAAAATTGAGAGGGTAGCAAGGGTATGTTACAAGAGTGAGGATAAGATCGGAGAGGGTACAGCGGAGAGGATGGTAAAAGCCCTTATCAAGAGAGGGCATGAGGCGATGCTGGAGCATTTCTCTTTTTCGGTTAAGTTTACTGTGGATCGTGGGGTATCACATGAGCTTGTAAGGCACAGGGTAGCCTCTTTTGCACAGGAGAGTACAAGATACTGTAATTACGGGCATGAGGGAGAGATTACTGTTATCAAGCCGCTGTATCTTTCAGATTGCGGAGAGGATTATAACCTCTGGAGAAAGGCGTGTGTGGTGGCAGAGAAACAGTATTTAGATATGCTGGCTTATAGGTTTAGTCCACAGGAGGCAAGGGCTGTATTGCCTAATAGCCTTAAAACAGAGGTAGTAATGACAGCTAACCTTAGGGAGTGGCGGCATTTCTTTAGCCTTAGAGCCTGTGGAACTACAGGAAAGCCGCATCCTCAAATGCTGGAGGTAGCGGTACCGCTTTTGAAAGAGGTTAAGAGCCTTATCCCTGTGGTATTTGACGATCTGGAGCCGCTGGAGAGCTAAGCGGCGGTAAATAGTGTGCTGTATTCGGTAGAGGAGGGCGTAAAAGCTCTCCTTTATCAGTAAGGAGGTTTCTATGGGAGGATATGTGGCAGTAGGTGTTATATGCCTGTTTGCAGGAACGGTTATAGGCATTTTTACTATGAGCCTTATGGTAATCAGTAAAAACAATGATGAGTACCATGTGGAGGGGCTGGATTTGGATAAGGAGAGTGAAGATGGTGGAAATCGGTAATATTGTAGTGGCAAAAGCGGATAAACGCCTCATAGGAGAGGTGCTGGCTATAGATGAGATGGATCGGGCTACAGTAAAGCTCTGTGAGAGCGGCGTGGAGGTGCTGGTGGATATATCAAGCCTCTCTTGCACTGGAAGTAATCAGCCTAAAAGAGAGAGCGGTAAAACGGTACATATTCTGGGTACGGAGTACAAAATCCTTATTATTGAGGAGGGAGATTACCGCTATGATCGAGAGGCGGATGGCTGGGTAGATCCTATAGCTAAGGAAATTCTTGTTTTTAACTATAAGCAGGATGCAGTAAGCGTAAAGGATCTGGTGGCATATCAAAGAAAGGTATTGAGGCATGAGATAGTACACGCTTTTCTGTATGAGAGTGGGCTGTGGCAAAATAGCTATGGATCTAAGTGCTGGGCTCAAAATGAGGAGATGGTGGATTGGTTTGCAATACAGGAGCCTAAAATCCACAGTGCATATATTGAGGCAGGTTGTGAGTAAGCAGTAAGGAGGGCTGGGCGGTGCTAAGTGTCGGATTAAAGATCATAGGTTTAGTGTTTCTGGTAATAGTGGTTATCTGTATCTGGAAAACAGCAGAGTATTTTAACACACTTCCAGAGAGCAATAAATACAAGCCTGTGATAGCGTGGGATCTTTTGGTGCTATTCTTTGTGGCGGTAGCCTTAGTAATGAAAATAGTATCAATGTAGGGAGCTGTAAGAGGCTCCCTTTTATATTGCGTAAGAGAGGAGGTTAGACAGGATGTGTTAGATTATTCAAAAGTACAGATAGTAGAGGATATGCTGGAGGAGGCGGATAACAGGGATGCTATGATAAAGCATCTCATAGAAAACTCCGCTTTTGAGGTAGCCTATTACTTAGTATGCAGGTATATCACTAAGCGGAATGTGATGGAGCTCCATAAGAGCATTATCTCTAATATCGCTGGCAGTAAAAGCACTCTGGATCTAGCTCCTAGAGGTTTTGGTAAGAGTACGGTAGGAGATGTGGATTATTGCATTACAAATATCCTTAGGGATCCTAATATCCGCATTATGATAGGCAGTAAAACACAGACACAGGCGGAGGCTTTTCTTAAGGAGGTACGGAGCCACTTTGAGCAGAATGTTGATCTAATTCGTATCTTTGGAGATTGGCGTAAGAGTAAGGATAATGTGTGGAATGATAGAGAGTTTACTGTTAATAAGCGTACTGTGATTAAGAAAGAGGCTACCCTTACAGCTCTGGGAGCCTCTGGAGCGGTTATTTCTAAGCACTTTGATATTATTATCGGAGATGACTTGGTAGGGTTGGAGAACGCCAGAACGGAACGCCAGAGGGCTAATCTGAAAGAGTGGTTTTACAGCTCCCTCTTTCCTACACTGGAGCCAGATGGAGAAATTCATATACTGGGTACACGCTATAATCCTTTGGATCTGTATGAGGATTTGATAAAGAGCGGTAGCTATGTAGTGAATATCCAGAGGGCTATCAATGTGCAGGATGGAGAGGAAAAATCTCTCTGGGAGGAGAAATTTACCTTAGAACGCCTTAAGCAAATTAGGGCGGATAGTGGAAAGATTATCTTTAATATGCAGTATCAGAATGATACAGAGCTGGCAAAGGGTAAAATCTTTAAGGCTAAGTATTTCCGCTATTATGAGGAGTATAAGCTGGATTACGATTTTCAGACCGCAAAAGTACGGATTAAGACAGCGGAGGGGATCGATCAGTGGATCAAGGTTAGAGTGTATTTTGGTTGTGACTTGGCGATCTCCGAAAAGGAAACAGATAACAATGATTACTTTGTGTGCATGGTAGTAGGTGTAGACGATGAGAAAAATGTGTATGTGCTGGAGTATGTGAAAGAGAGGCTAACCTTTAATACACAGCTCAATACTATTATCAGCTATGGCAGGGATAAGTACCCTATGGTAGAGCGGATAGGAGTAGAGGCTAACGCATACCAGAAAGCACTCTCACAGGAGCTAAGGCGGCTTTCTCTATTGCCTATTATCAATATCAATACCTCTAAGGATAAGGTTACTAGGGCTATGCGGAGATCCGCAAACTTTGAAAATGGTAAGGTGTTCTTTAGAGAGGGTATGGATGATTTGGAGGAGTGCCTGTTACTCTTTCCAGAAGTGGATCACGATGACCTATTCGATGCTCTGGATTTTGCTATGAATATGGCAGATGGAGCAAATGAGATCAGAGTGCTCAATAGAGAAGATTTTTATATTTAGTCCTTATGATTGAGGGCTATTTTTTATTGCAGAAAAGGAGGATAACACGATGATAAGCAAGCCGATAGATAAAGAGTTTAATGTGGAAATCTCTGGAGAGCGGTTTAGTGCCAGTTTCTTAAATGATCTGGTGGATGCTCATACCAGAAAGATAGCTCCCAGATATAGAAAGTTTCAGAGGCTCTATGAGGGAAAGCATAAGATACAGGGGCGGAAAAAGCAGGATGGCAACAAGCCTAATAACAAGCTGGTAAATGACTTTTTCGGGCAGACGATAGATAACACTGTGGGTTACTTTCTGGGCAATCCTATTATCTTGAATTATACGGAGCCTAAGAAAGAAAAGGCACAGGTGGAAACGGATCCTAATGATGTGGGTGTGGATCTGGGAGAGATAGAGGATACAGCGGTACAGGATGCCTTAGATACTCTCTGTATTGAGAATGATAAGGATGATCTGTTTATTGAGTGGGGTAAGGAGGCTATGATTAAGGGCTTATCTCATCTCTTAGTGTACCAGAATGAGGAGAGCAAAACTAAGCTCATGCGGCTCTCTCCAGAGGATGTAATCTTAGTATATAAAAACAGCTCTACTAAGGAGCTGGAGTATGCGATCCGCCTCTATGATATTGATACAGAGGATACGGATAAAACTACTCATTATGCGGAGGTATATAGTGCCTCTAAGATTGAGCTGTTTAAGAGTACAGATACCATATCCACAGGGCAAAATAGGCGTGATTTTGCGGCTTATGAGTTTGTGGAGGAAAAGCCGCACATTTACGGTAGGATCCCTATTATCACTATGTATAACAATGAGGAGCAAATGAGCGATCTGGAGAAGATCGAGAGCCTTGTAAATGATTATGATAAGGTGCTCTCCGATGTGTCTAATGAGTTTGAGGCTTTCAGAAATGCCTATCTTATGCTTAAGAATATGACTACAGGCAAGGATGGAGCCACAAAACTCAAAGAGGAGGGCATTATTGAGGTAATGGAGAATGGAGATGTTAAGTTTGTTACTAAGCAGATCCAGACGGAGGCACTTGAAAACCATCTTAACAGGCTGGAGAAGAATATTTATAAATTCTCACAGGTGCCAGACCTCTCCGATGAGAATTTTGCAGGTAATCTTAGTGGTATTGCGATCCGCTTTAAGCTCTTTGGACTGGAAACAAAGTGTATTATTAAAGAGCGGAAAATGGAAAAGGCTATAAGGGATCTGGTAAGGGTGCTGGCGGTGCCTTTGAGGGTGCTTACAGGACATGAGGTAGATGTAATAAATCTCAAAGTAGAGTTTACCAGAAATGTACCTAATAACCTTACGGAGATTGTAGATACCGTTACTAAGCTGGATGGCAAGGTAGATAAGGAAACGCTCCTTAGTCTGTTACCGTTTATTGATAATCCTAAGGAAGTGCTGGAGAAAATGGAGCAGGAGGCACAGGCAGATAGAAAAGCAAATGATCCATACTCTCCTAACAATGTGACGGCGGATGGCTCCAATTTATTCCCTAATCTGAACGCACAGAACAGCTCACAGGAGGCTCTAAACGCTATGGGGGCTACAATTCCCCAGCCAGAGCAGTAAGGCGGTTAAATGGGCTTACAGGAGGTGGTAAACGGTGGCTTATACAGGCTATGTAAATGAAGAAGTAAGGAAAATGTATGGTATTCCTTATAGCCAGCTCACAGCGGAGCAGAAAAGAATACTCCATGAGGATAGTGTGCGGAGGGCTAAGCTGATTGAGGAGAGGCAAAAGGCGGTACTCCAGAATAACTTAAAAGCGTTTGAGGATGAGGCAAGGATGGAAAAAGTCCTTGCCTCAATTTATAAGCAAGCCCAGCAGGATATTTTAGCAAAGGTTACGGAAACTGTAGCAAAGGTGGAAAAGGCTGGAGGAGAGTGGAGCTATGCTAATCAGAGTGCTCTCACAAGGAGTAGAGGGCTCTTTGAACAGATTACAGCAGAGCTTACTAAGCTGGGGCAGAAAGAGCAATCTGTATTTTATTCTGGGCTGGGAAATATCTATACCGATCAGTTTTTGCGGCAGGTGTACGAACTGGGGCAGACTATGACGGTAAAGGCAAATTTTAACCGCCTTAATACAGCTCTGATAAGGAAAACTTTGGATTATCCGTGGAGTGGGGCTATGTTTAGTGATCGGCTCTGGCAGGATAAGGCTACTCTGGGGAGAAATCTTAGGATAGGGCTTACCCAGAGTATGATTTTAGGGGAGAGTATTCCTCAAATAACCGATAGGATTAACAAAGGCATCAATACCTCTAGGTACAATGCAGAGAGAGTAGCCAGAACGGAAACAAAGAGGGTTACATACTGTGCTCATAATGATGCCTATGAGGATATGGGGGTAGAGGAGCTAGAGTACCGCTGTGCAAATGGCGGAGATGCTAGAACTTGTGAATATTGCAGGGCGGATAATAAAAAGCACTACAAAAGAGGGGAGGAGCCTACTCTCCCACGCCATCCTAATTGTAGGTGCGTGTATATCCCTGTAGTATCGGATGAATTTGGAGATAACGAGCTCAATGAGCTTACAGGCTCCGTAAGAGGTGCAGAGAATTATGAGAAGTGGAAAGAGGCGGAAGATGAGAAGATAAAACAGGCTCAATTATTAAAGGCGGCGGAAGATAAGAAACTGGAAGTAGAGGATGCAGAGTTTGATCTGGCTTATCTGGAGAAAACAAGCGGTACTTATGGAAATGGTGTATATTCTGGTATCTGGAAAGACGATGTAACGCTACAGGACTATACCGCCAAAAAGGGGAGCATACAGGCTAAAAGGGATTATTTTGAGGCTAAGCTAAAGACTACCACAGGAGATGAGTATGATAAGTTTGCTGGGCTGTTATCCAGCTTAGATGATTTTGAGGAAAAGGGTAAGGAGTGGGAGCTCCAGAGTGCAAAGGTAAAAGCCCTCAAAAAAGAGTTGGAGGAGGCACAGAAAAAAGCTGGTATTTGGGTGGATAATCCTTACTCACAGGAGAGGAAAGATGCCGCCTATTGGTTTAAGTCTACAGAGGATGCGGATACAGTGCTTAGAGGTGTGTGTGGAGATGTCTGGAGAAAAGCCGCTAAGGATCAAAAGTATGCGGCATGGGATTATACCGCTGGTAGCGGTAAATTTAATAGACCATTAACAGGACACGCTGGATCGTGGTATAATAATGTGGGTACTAAGAAAGTTAGCCTAGATTATGAGGGGGCTGGGGAAGAAATCAGAAAGATGACTACCCCTATTGATAAATCAGAGTATGATTTTGATATATGGCTCCAGCGTGGATGCGGATCAGAGGCTATAGAGAGTATGCTGGGTATCAAAAACTTTTCCTCAATGACGGAGGCACAGCTACAGAAATTTGTAGGTAAAGGTGGTAGACAGTATAACTTTATTAGTACAGGCGTTGCAAAGGGGAAAGGCTTTTCTGGAGATGTTATTTGTAATATTTATGCTCCTAAGGGTACACACATGATTTACGCAGAGCCTTTTAGTTATTATAGTGGGGCGGATTACTCCACAAGTGATCCCTCTCATTTCTGGGATGGAAGTAAAAAGCAGGGCTCCTTTGGGTATGAGAGTGAAATGATTATCCAGAGAGGGGCATATTACAGGATAACAAAGATAGAAAAGAGCGGTTATACTACTTTTATTGATATGGAGGTAGTGCTGGATAAGGGCTATGATAAATTCCAGCAAAGAGGAGCTTTTAAGGGCTATGGATCATAAGGAGGTAATGTTTTATGAGTACAGATAGAGATAAGGAATTGCAGGAGGAAAAGTTTACAAGCTGGGCGGAGAATGGTAAAGCCTGTGAGGGGTGTATTTTTGCTTATGGCTCTACTCCGTTTGATGATGCTCCAGATAAATGCAGTTGTGCGGTGTATAAGTATCCCAAAATTAAGCCCGATGCTGTGTTTATAGAGGGCGGCTCCTGTAAATATCGCAGAGAAAAGTAATGGTAAGGCTACTGGCTATAATGGCTGGTAGCCTTATTTTTTTTGCCTAAATTTTGAGGGAGAATGTGATTAAGTTAGGAAAAGGAGGTATGCTGGTATGAGATTAACCAGAAATGAGCTTATGGAGAGGTATCCTAGCTGGAATGAGGCAAAGCACGATATAGTAAAGGTGTTTTATGGGGATATTCCTCTAATTGAGTGGAATAAGGCGGAGTATGAGAAGTATAGCCAGTTGGAGGGTACTCTGGCTAATATTGAGGCTGTGGAGGCGTATATCTGGACACAAAACGGAGATTACAGTATTTACCGTACATTGATAGGGGATATTAAGATCGGAGCCTCTGGAGCGGTGCTGTGTGGAGATTTGCAGGTAAAATACGGAGGAAAGGTGTATAGTATCTATCTTAATCTCATGTATGGGTTGAAATCTCTTAGTATATTCAGAAACAGCGGAGCAGAGAATTTTATAGGCTTTAGTAATGCAGATGGCTTATCAAGCCCTTGTATAAAATCACATACTAAAGAATTGGATAGAGATTTGATAGAAAAGGTGCTGAAAGTAGATCTTAGTGATTATGGGGAGAGCGTAAGAAAGTTTATGGAGGCTGTAACAGCTCTCTATGATAAAGATAAGGTTAATCATATCATGGAAAAGTGCTTTAGTGCATGAAATGAGAGTAGAGGAGAGGAGCTACTGGCTGGAGAGGCTGGTAGCTTTTTTTTGTGTGCCTGTTCAGTGAAAAAGAATTGCATTTTATTTACACATTCCCTACAGGAGAAATACATATTTTATCCTCTTTTGTACCCTTACTTATGAAAGCAAAAAGGGTTATTTTGCGGATAACTTACGAGGGATCCACAGATAAAACTTAATTTTAAGGAGGATAAGAAAAATGGCTGAAACTACTGAAACAAAAGACACTACCGTTACTTCCACAGAGGAAAAGGGCAAGGATACCGCTGGAGCAGGTGCAGGTACTTCTACCACTGAAACGCCTAAGGCGAAAACGGAGGAAGAAATTAGAGCGGAGCTCCAGAAAGAGTATGAAAAGATGGCGGATAAGAGAGTTACCGATGCCATCAAGAAAAAGGAAAAAGAGTGGGCTGATAAGGCGGCTAAGGAGAAAATGACGGAGGATGAGCGTAAGCGTGTTGAGGAGCAGGAACGCTTACAGGCACAGGCTAAAAAGGATTTTGAGCTCACTATTAAGGGCTTAAGGCTGGATGTAGTGGATGCTATTGCAGAGCTGGGCTTGGATGCTGGTTTCCGTAATCTGATCGCTGTAGAGGATCTTGCCTCTATCTCTGATGAGGATGAGCGTAAGAAAAAGCTCACGGAGCGTATTAAGGGTATGAAATCCCTTTTTGATGCAGAAGTGGCTAAGCAGGTGGATAAGGCTAAGCAGGAATTTCTTAAGGGATCCACTCCAGAAACAGGATCCAAAAAGAAAGACGTAACAAAGTACGATGAGGCTAAAAAGGCTGGAAATGTAGGCGGTATGATCTCTGAAAAAATGAACGCCTACAGGAACAGAGAGGAAGAATAAGCCTCAAATATCAGTTTGAATAATCAAATTTAAGGAGGATAAGTACAATGGCTGATATGGTTAAGAGAAAAGATTTTCTGGAAAATGAGGTTGTAGATCTCACGGAGGAGATCAAGCTGGTATCTCCTACTGATACTCCTCTTACTACTATGCTCATGGGTAGAGGGGCTGTGGAGCCAGCAACGGATATTACCGTTACTTGGAGAGAGAGGGAGCTCAATGCTAATCGTGGTACTCTTAAGCTGGAGGGTGCAGAGGCAGGAGCGGTAATTACTTCTACCAGAGGTAGCCTTTCTAATGTGTGCCAGATTATCGAAAAGGTTACACAGGTATCTGGTACCGCTAGAGCACTCCATCCTAAGGGGATTGGAGATACTTTTACAGCGGAGGTACAGGATCGCTTGATTGAAACTAAGAGGGATCTGGAGTGGTATTTCCTCAACGGTACTAAAACGCTGGAGGCGGATAGCACTCCCAGACAGATGGCAGGTTTGATTAACCTTGTCAATGATAACAATGTGGTATCTACCGCTGGTGCTCTTAGTGAGGATCATTTCTTGGATGCTCTCCAGAAAATGTGGGATCACGGAGCACAGGGAGCCTACTTTGCTTTTGTGAACGCTACCCAGAAAAGAGCTATTAACGCTCTGGCTAAAACTGGTAATAATGTTCGCTGGGTGCTGGATAATGGCTCTGTAACCAATGTGTACGGTATCGCAGTTTCTAAGATCGTTACCGATTTTGGAGAGATCTCTCTGGTGCTGGATCGCTACATGGATAACAATACTATCCTTACTCTGGATCTGGATGAGGTGCGTATTGCAGAGCTTAGAGGTACTTTCTATGAGGATCTTCCTAAGGCTGGCGATTACTTCAAAGGACACGTTATCAACGAGAGCACTATTAAGCTGTTAAATAGCTATGCTGGCTCTAAGATCCTTGTAACGGCGGCATCCGATAGCGGCGATGAGAGCGGTACAGGCACTAACTAATTGATAGGAGGATATAAAGATGGCGGCACAGACAAAGAAAACTACTACAGGAGCGGCGGCAACGGAGGAAAAAACGGAGGTTAAGGTTTATCACTTTACCTCTAAAAAGAAATTCCTTACTTGTGCTGGGCTGGGTGTTCAGTTTATGGATGGTAAGGCATCCACAGATAACTTAGAGGTGGCTAGGGCTCTGGCAAAGATTGACGGAGTAGAGCTGGTAGAGGGTTAAGGAGGAGCCTGTTATGGATAGCTTGGAGAGATGCAGGATCATTTTAGGGCTATCCGCTGATAATGAGGCTAAGCTGGCTCTCTTGCAAGTGCTTTTAGACAAGGCAAGGCTGGATATAGAGGCATTTTGTAGAGATACCTTTATAGAGGAGGGAAAGGATGTTTTCCCTACACAGCTTAAGAGTGTGCAGGAGGATTTAGCTATACAGCGTTTCCGTAAGCGTGGGGCGGAGGGGCAGAGTTCCTACTCCTTAGCAGATGAAAGCGTTACCTTTGATGATCCTATTCCTGTGAGCGTGGAGAAACGCCTCTATCCTTACAGGAGATTATTTCCCAGAGAGTAGGAGGTGGGCGGTGTGCAGTTTTTGTATGATAAAAGAGTAATCGTGAAACGGTACTCCTCCACTCTGGGAGAATATAACCGCCCTAATAAAACGCTGGAAACAGTAGGTACTTATGATTGCCACACAGCGGAGAACAGTAGCAACACTTCCCAGAAAGAGCCGCAAAAAGCGAATACCACAGATTTAGACCTTTACACATATCCAGAGGCGGAGATTGTGAGAGGGGATATACTCTATATCTATGAGCTGGATGAGTATGATAATATTCTCCCAGCTACAGAGCTGAAAGCTGTAGCGGATAAACCGTACAAAAAGCGTACCCAGTTAAAAGTACCTCTTATCTGTGATGAGGAGGTATAGGGCATGGCTGATAGTGATTTAGGTTTTAGTATAGAGGGTTGGGATGAGTTTGTAGAGCGGTTTGCTGATCTGGTAGATAAGTGGGGCGATAAGAAAAAGATACTCTTAGAGCGTATGGGTAATATCTATCATGCGGAGATAATCCCTAATGTGCCTGTAGATACAAGTAGGCTAGTAGATAGCCTGTTTGTGTTCGGAGAGGGAATACCACAGGATTATGTGGAGGTAGGTACTAATGTGGAGTATGCCCTGTATGTAAATGATGGTCATGTGCAACATAGGAGATTTTTGCCAGCGGATAAGCTCACTGTAGGCGGCAGGACAAAGTACCTCAAAAACAGTAATCAAAAGGGCATTATGCTTAGTGAGCGATATGTAAACGGTGCCTTTTTCATGGAGAAAGGTATGCAGAGTGCTAAGCCACGATTTGAGCGGCTGGTAGAGAGCTTTATGAGGCAGATAGCCAGAGAAGTAGAGGGAGGTAGCTTATGAGATTGCTAAATAGTGTTTGTAAGGTAATTTCCTCTAATTATGCTGGTGTGCCAGTGCATATAGAGAATATGCCTAAAGGCTTTAAGCGTGATTGCTTTTTAGTCAAGCTGGCTACTGGAGGCAGTAGCCTAAAAAATTATAATGTGTATCAAGATGATCCAGTATTCCAGATTGTGTACTTTGGTAAGCTGAATGAGGCTAATCAAGGGCTGGCAGAGGATTTATACAAAGTAAAGGAGGAGCTTAAGGCTCTTTTTTTATTGCGTAGGTGTGTACCTGTATTGCCTCTGGAGGGAGTAAAGGAAAAATCCAGATATGCAAAAATTGAAAACTACTCCGATGAGATAAGGCTGGATGAGGGAGCTGTGTATGTAAAAATCACGCTCAACTTTACGGAGGATGTTCCTAAAGAGGATCCGTATGAGCTTATCGGAGAGGTGGAAGTAGAAACACATATAACAACAAACGGATAAGGAGGATAACATAATGGGATTGCCAGATATTGTTATTGAATTTTCCCGAAAGGCTGTAGTTGCTATTCAGAGCGGTACTCTGGGAGTGGTTGGTATCATTCTCAAAGATGCTAAAAACAATGGAGCTATGGTACTTAGAGGGAGCGATGAGATCCCCGATGGAGATAGTGCTTTTAGTGCGGCAAATACGGCGTACATTGAGAGAGCCTTTAAGGGTACTCCCAGCAAAGTAATTATCTACACCTTGCCAGAGGATGCAGAAAATTACAATGCGGCGTTTAAGTTTTTTGCCACACAGAAGATCAACTACATTGTGGGAGCTCCAGATATTAGTAAGACAGAGGCGGAGGCTATGGCTACTTGGATCAAGGGTATCCGTAGTAAATCTATCCGCAGACCTGTAGCAGTATTGCCTAATGTGGAGGGCGATACAAGAGCGGTTATTAACTTCTCTGTGGTAAACTACTCCGCTACCGATCAGATCGAGGCTGGGGAGGAGCATTTTACAGAGGCGGAGTATTGCAGTAGGATCGCTGGTTTGCTGGCTGGGCTTAACCTTAGGGTATCCGCTACCTACAAGCCTCTTAGTGAGTTGACACAGATCCCCAGTGCAGAGGATGAGGAAGTGGATGCCGCTGTAGACGAGGGCAAACTTACGCTTTACAACGATGGGGAGCGTATTGTGATTGCTAGAGGCGTAAACTCCCTTATTACTGTTACGGAGGTAGAAACGGAGGATCTTAAGAAGATTAAGATCAACGCTATACAGGATTTGATTGAGGGCGATATTTACAGCACGATCAATCAGTCCTACATCGGTAACTACTCTAACAGCTATGATAACAAGTGTTTGCTGATTACAGCGATCAAGGGTTATCTTAAGGGGCTGGAGGCTACAGAGAGCGGTAAGGGTTATCTGAAAGCGGATAGCTCCAATATCGAGATCAATGTAACTAAGCAGAAACAGTATCTTGAAAGCATCGGAGTAGATACCTCTGATATGGATGAGCAGGCTATCAAAGAGGCTAACACAGGCTCTCATGTATTCCTTAAGGGTACGATCAGTATCTTGGATGCTATTGAGGATATTGACATCTTTATCAATAAAGAGTAAGGGAGGTACAGGATATGGCTGTAGAAACTAAGCGTATTTGTAATGGTACCTTTGGGGAGCTCTGGCTGGATGGCGATTATGTCGGAGAGTGCTACAAGGCACAGGCAAAGGTAGAATTTACGAAAGAGGAGATTAAACAGTGTGGGATGTTCTTTACCGATAGCAAGGTTGTAGGCTGTAAGGGTACTGGCTCCCTCACTATGCACAAGGTAAATTCCAGAATGGCTATTAAGGTAGCCGATATGGTAAGGAATAAGCAGGATGTACGCTTTACGCTTATTAGTAAGCTGGCTGATCCCGATGCTTACGGTGCAGAGCGTGTATCTGTATCTGGAGTGCAGTTTGATGATCTTACTCTGTTTGACTGGGAGGCACAGAAACCTCTTGAAACGGAAACTCCGTTTATCTTTACAGGGTATGAATATCTGGATCAGATTACTCCTCAATAATAGGTAGGGTGCAGTACGGAGGGGGAGTAAAGGGCTCTCCCTCCGATTTTTTAGGTTATATAGTAAATTTTTAAGGAGGATATGCAAAATGGCAAACGCAACTAAGAAAGAAATCAATACGGAGGAAACCGTAGTAGAGGAAACCACAGAAACGAAAGAGGCTGTAAACATTCTGGATCTCTTGCTGGGGAGTGATATTGGAGAGATTAAGCTCCCTACTAAGCAGATGGAGATTGTGAGGTTGAGTAAGCTGTATGGTGCTCCGTTTATCATTACAGTATCCGCCCTCTCTCCAGATAAGTATGAGGAGGTACAGGATATGGCGGTATCTATCAAGGGCAAGGAGGCGGATATTGAGATTACGCTCCTCCAGCTTTTGGTAGTTATGGAGGGTGTGGTAGATCCCAGCGGTAAGCCGATGTTCAAAAACAAGGATCTCATGCAGAAGTTTAAGGCATCCACTCCTAAGGAGCTGATTAGAAAAATCCTCCTTAGTGGAGAGATTGCTAATATCTATGCAGAAATCTCTAATCTGTCTGGATTTGGAGATGGCTCCGTAAAAGAAGTAAAAAACTAATAGAAACGGATGGGCTCACGCAGATGATGTACTACTACTGGAAACATGGTAGGATCCGCCCATCCGTTTTTTATCAAATGCCTAGAGGAGAGCTTACTGTGTTACAAGCCTTTTTTGAGAAAGAGGTGGAGGAACGCAACGAACAGATCCGAAAGGCGGAGGGTAAAGCGGTTTGCCCTCTATGGCTGTTTAACTAAGAGTTGAGGAGGTGCATACAGTGATTGAATTTGGTGCAAGGCTAAGTTTAAGAGATAATATGTATGCTACCCTACAGAGAAACCTTAATTTACAGCGTAGCTTTACAGAGCAGGTAGAAAGAACGAGCTCCAGTATAAGAGGGCTGGGTAGCCAGAGTGCTAATCCCACGATTACAGCGAATGATAGAGCCTCTGATGTTATCGAAAATGTGAGAGATACTCTTAATATGGCTGGGGCTATGAATGTTTCCCCAGAGGTAGCTATAGAAGATAGTGCCTCTGGGGTTTTAGGTGCGATACAGGATACTTTGGAGGCGGTAAACTCCACTACAGCTACTCCAGAGGTAGAGGTGGAGGATCAAGCTACCACTCTCTTAGGGCGGATCAGAAATGAGCTTAACAGTGTAGGTAGAGTACGCATAGCTCCCAGAGCCCAGATAGAGGATGAGGCTACAGCAAGGGTAGAACAGATCAATAACAAACTCCGTGAACTGGGGAGGAAAATAGCCTCTCCTTTTGTGCGGCTGAAAGATAGTGCATCCAGTGGATTAAGCAATATCACGCACAGGCTCAAAGAGATAGCCACTACCTATACTCCGATTGTGAAAATCAGAGATTTAGCCTCACAGGGGTTAGCTAAGATTAAAAATACCTTATCTTGGCTAGGGAAAGCGGTAGCGTATCCAGCACTTAAGCTCAAAGATTTAGCTACAAGCGGTATCAATAAGGTTAGGGTGGCAATTTCCACAGTAGGAAAATTAGTGGCTCAACCTATCATAAGGGCAAAGGATACAGCTACTAGCGTAATAAACAAGGTAAGGGATGGGCTGAAAACCGTAGGGAAAACGGTTGCTAAGCCTTTTGTTTACCTCAAAGATAAGGCAAGCCCGATAGTAAATAAACTCAAAGATACCCTTAAAACTGTAGGAAAAACTGTAGCTAAGCCCTTTGTGGCTATTAAGGATAAGGCTACAGCTATCTTAGGAAAAGTAAAGGATAGCCTTAAAGGGGTTGGCTCCACAGTGGCTAAGGCTACAGTGGCGATAAAGGATGGGGCTACAGCAGGGTTATCTAAGATCAAGGATTTGCTGGGTACTCTGGCAAAGGGTGTAACCATCGCTGTAGGGCTTGCAGGTGCAGGAGCTACAGCTCTTATAGGCGGATCGCTTAGCGAGGGTGCAAAATTACAGCAGAGCACAGGCGGTATAGAAACTCTGTATACAAAGACAAATGCGGATGGAACTACAGACACTTCCGCAGTAGATAAAATGCTGGAGTATGCTAATCAAGCATATAAAACCACTGGCTTATCTGCTAATGCGTATATGGAGAATGTTACTAGCTTTAGTGCCTCTCTTTTGAGTGCTGTAAGCGGCGATACCAATAAAGCGGCGGAAGTTGCTAACAAGGCTATGATCGATATGGCGGATAACGCCAATAAGATGGGTACGGATATGGAAAGTATCCAAAATGCCTATCAAGGCTTTGCTAAGCAAAATTATACTATGCTGGATAATCTGAAGCTAGGGTATGGAGGCACTAAGGAGGAGATGGAAAGGCTCCTCTCCGATGCACAGAAACTTACAGGCACTAGCTACAACATAGATAATCTGGCAGATGTTTATACCGCAATCGGAGTAATACAGGATCAATTAAATATCACAGGCACAACAGCAAAAGAGGCAGAGCAGACCTTTAGCGGCTCCTTTGCCAGCATGAAAGCCTCCGCTCAAAATCTTATGGGTAATTTGTCTGTAGGGGATGGGGAGGCGGTTGCTAGGAGCATGGGAGAGCTGATAACCACAGCATCTACCTTTTTCTTTGGTAACTTTGTACCAATGCTCCAGAATATCTTTAGCAATTTGCCTAGCGCTGTGAGTACAGCGGTATCTAATGTGGCTCCTATGATTAAGGAGAAAGTGTTACCGCTTATCACTTCCATAAAGGATACGATTTTTACAGGATTATCAAGTATAGGAATTGATACAGGATTATTACAAAATGTACTGGATCAGCTATTCAATGTGAATGTGGATGGCGGAGGGCTGGCTGGAATGTTCAGTAGCCTTAAAGGTATGTTTGTTAATACTGTGAATACCATTTTGCAGATTTTACCGCCTCTGATAAGTGCGGTGCAGGAGATCGCTCCTGTGATGCTGGATATTTTCAGTACCGTAATCAATGCGGTAGGGCAGATAGTACCTTATGTAACTCCAGTAATAGAAACTATTAAAAATATCATAGTGACAGCGATGCCAGTAATCCAGCAGGTTATAACCACTGTAGCTAATGCGATAGTGGCAATTATGCCTACTGTTTCCTCAATCTTTGAGTTTGTGGGGAATGTGATCCAGCAGGTGCTCACTGTGATAGGAAACCACATGGGGCTTTTCCAAACGATTGTATCTACAGTGGTTACAGTGGTATCTACAGTATGGCAGGCTTTAGCTCCTGTAATCAGTGCTGTAGTAGATGTGATTATTACTGTGGTGGATGGATTGCTTACAGGAATTGAGGCAGTATTTGATTTTCTGGCTCCATACATTCAAACGATCTGGGAGAGTATCTGTGGATTTTTCGATGCGGCAAGTAGCACAATTTCTACAATTATTGATACCCTTAAATCTATATTTGAGGGATTATTTGATGCTGTGTCTACTGTTTTTGGAAATATTCAAGATACGGTAAGCTCTGTGATAGATACCGTTACAGGTGTGATAAGCGGAGCTATTGATGCTATCAGCGGCTTTATAGATAAAATCGGTGGAGCTATTTCCGCCGCAAAGGATTTTATAGGATCTGGTGTTGATAAAGTAAAAGGCTTTTTTGGATTTGCCTATGGTAAAGATCGTGTACCTTACGATAACTACCCAGCGGTACTCCATCAAGGCGAAAAGGTTTTAACACGCAATCAAGCGGATCAGTATGATAGGGCTATGAGTACCAGAGGAGTACAGCTTACAAAGAGTATTCAACCTCTGGAGCGTGAGGATGGCTCTAAAGTACCTACAGGAGATACAGGAATTACACAGGATACGCCTAAGGATAGTAAAGGAGGTACAACGGTAAATATTGAAAAATTGGCAGATACCGTAGTGATAGAGAAAGAGGCGGATGTGGATAAGGTAGTAGAGGATATGGTAAAGAAATTCCGTAAACTTGTACCTAATATGCCTTAACTGGGAGAGGAGGAGATTGCTATGGAATTTTGGATACAACAGGATAACAGCGGTAAGATCCAGCTCCCAGTAAAGCCATCTGAATTTACTGTTACGGTAACGCACAGAAATACAGTGGTTAATGTAATCCAGTTGGGAGATATAAACTTAATGGGGAAAACGGGGCTAAGGGAAATCACTTTAGCCTCTTTTTTTCCAGCAAAAGATTACAATTTCAGTAATAATTCCAGTAGAAAAGAGCCCTTAACTTATGTAGAGAAACTGGAAACATGGAGGAAATCTGGGAGCCCTATTAGGGTAATTATTACTGGAGTGCTCAATATGGAGGCTACCATAGAGAGCTTTTCCTATGGAGAGCAGGATGCTACAGGAGATATTTACTACACGCTGTATATAAAGGAATACAAGAAGATTAAGACGAAAAAGGCTACTGTTACCATAGCAACGGTAAAGCCCTCCACAAGAGCTACAAAGGCTCCAGAGGCGAGCTCTGGCAAGACTTATACAGTTAAAAGCGGAGATTGCCTGTGGAAGATTGCTAAGCAGTTTTACGGTAATGGAGCCCAGTACACAAAGATTTACAATGCAAACACGGATAAGATCAAAAATCCTAATCTGATTTATCCAGGGCAGGTATTAACGATCCCTTAAGAGTGAGGAGGTGTTGAGAGTGATTGTGGTACATAAGGAGCAGGATATTACAGAGTATGTATCCTCTATGAGCTGGGGCGGCTCCAGATCGGAGGTTGCTAGAAAACTGGAATTGAAAATAGTAAATGCTCCTCTGGATAACAATATTACACCTCTTAGCATTAACTTAGCGGATCCTGTGTATCTGTTTGAGGATGACGGAGTAACGGAGCTTTTCAGAGGGTTTATCACAGAGAGGGAGGCTAGTAGTGTAACAGGGGTTGTAACCTATGTTGCCTATGACCTCCTTTTCTATACCCTCAAAAGTAACGCCACTTATAACTTTAGCGGTAAAACAGCGGAAACTATTACTCAAATGGTTTGTGATGATATGGAAATCCCTGTAGGCAGTCTTGCCAGCACGGGGCTCTCACAGAAACTCATAGTACAAAATGTGAGTATTTATGAAATCATTATGAGAGCCTACACACAAGCCTATCAACAGAACGGAGTGAGCTACCGTGTAACTGCTAAAAAAGGCTACCTCAATGTAGAGGAGATGGGGAATATCGTATGTGAGATAGAGCTCACAGAGGATAGCAACATTACCTCCTCCAATTATAAGGAAACGCTTACCAATATGGTAAATAAGGTGCGAATTTATGACGGAGAGGGCAATCCAGCAGGAGTAGTACAGAATGATGCAGATGTAAAAGCCTATGGTATTTTCCAGCAGGTTTATACAAAGGAGGAGGGAAAGGATCCCACTACTACAGCTAAGAGTATGTTTAAGGGTGTGGAGAAAACTTTTACTCTGGAGTGTGTAAATCATAATGGAGCGGTTACTGGGGCTGGAGCGGTGGTAAGAGATAGCTCTACAGGGCTAAGCGGTATCGTATGGATTGATAGCGATACTCACACTTGGAATAATGGTGTAGCCACTATGAGCCTTACAGTAACGCTTAAGCAGATGATGGATACAAAGGAGGGGTAATATGGCAGAGGAAAGCATGAAAGGCGATCATTATCTGGCGGAAATGTTGGAGATTATGAGATCGCAAGGTGCAAAGGATAATCCTATTACCCTCCAGCTTGGGGTAATGCAGAGCCCTACTAGCGTGAAAATAGATGATCTGGTACTCAATGCGGAGGATTTGTATATAGCAGATTACTTAGTTGCAGGATATACCAGACAGATTAAAGTACCCTATGTTTCTGGAGTGAGCGTGGATACCACACAGAGTAATCCTTTTGCCAGTAAGGATAATTCGGATCCAGATACAAGGGTTTGGAAAGAAAGTCAGATAACCTATACCGATGGGCTCAAAAAGGGGGATCTGGTAGCGGTACAGAAACTTGATGGAAATAATATGTATGTGATTTTAGCGAGGGTGGTGAGTGCGTAATGAGTTTATTTCCTTTTGCCACTAATGAGGAGGTGGCTCTTTCTACCACAGAAACCACAGCCTCCGATATAAAAGAGTATGAGCTGGATTTTGAAACAGGAAAGCTCACAGGGCGGATAGTAACAGGAGTAGATGCTATCTGTGTATGGGCTTATCTGGCTCTGAAAGCTAAGAGGTACAGGTGGGTTATCTATAGCTGGTACTATGGGGAGGAGTACACTAACCTCATAGGATACTCCTACAGCGAGGAATACCTAAAGAGTGAGGTACAGCGGTATATGGAGGAGTGCTTATTTGAGAATGAGCACATAACAGCGGTAGAGGAGCTATCAGTAACACAAGAAAATGAGAAATTACACATAAAATTCAGACTTGTAACAGACGTAGGGAGTAAGGAGGTGGAGCTGGATGTATGAGGATCAGACTTACGAAACAATATTAGACCGCTCTTTAGCAAGAGTGGCTACCGATGTGGATAAGAGAGAGGGCTCTCTGGTAATGAACGCCATCGCTCCAGTATCCGCAGAACACGCTAATATCTATATCCTACTGGATGGAATTATCCAAAATGGGTATGCAGATACCGCTATCAGAGAGTATCTGGTGTTGCGGTGTAAGGAGCGTGGGATTATCCCTTATGATGCGACACAGGCAGTATTAAAGGGAAAATTTAATATGGAGGTGCCTATAGGCTCCAGATTTAATCTGAATGAGCTTAATTATGCTGTGATTGCGGCAATAGGCACAGAGGAGGAAACTGTAGAGGGAGAAGATACAACGATTATCTATTATACCTATCAGCTCCAGTGTGAAACGGTAGGCACAGAGGGTAATAAGTATTTTGGAGAGCTTAGCTCTATTGAGTATATCGACAAGGATTTAGAGGGCTCTTTGGTAGAGCTCTTAATCCCAGCGGAGGATGAGGAGGATACAGAGGCTCTTAGAGAGCGGTATCTTAATTCCTTTGACAGTAATCCCTTTGGAGGTAATAAGCAGGATTACAAAGAAAAAACAAATGCTCTGGATGGTGTGGGCGGTACGGTGGTTATCCCTGTTTGGAATGGGGGAGGCACTGTAAAGCTCATTATCATTGATAGCAATTATAATAAAGCCTCTGATACTCTGGTGGCAAGGGTACAGGAGGAGATCGATCCAGATCCGCAGGGTACAGGGAGCGGCATAGCTCCTATAGGGCATACAGTAACCGTTACCACAGCGGAGGAGCTGGTGGTAAATGTAAATGTGCGGATAACTCTAAATGAGGGTTATACATGGAGCCAGATAAGCGAGGCGGCTACAAACGCTCTGGAGGCTTATTTTCTGGAGATGAGAAAGGTTTGGGAAAATGGAGGGCTGGTAGTGCGTATTTCCCAGATTGAAAACAGGCTCCTTAATCTGGATGGAGTGCTGGATGTGGCAGATACTACTCTCAACGGTGTATCCAGTAACCTCATTGTAGAAACAGAGCAATTACCTGTTCTGGGGAGGGTAACAAATGGCTAGAGTGATAAATACTAAAGAGGTTGATTTACTTAGCTATTGGATGCCTCTGTTAAGAAAGATCTATGAGTTTAAGCAGATTGCTATAGCGGAGGAGCCAGAGCTTAGGTACATTCTGGAGGCTATTGATCGTACTCTGGCTAATATGTTTATTGAAACAGCGGATGAGTACGGTATCAAGAGGTTTGAGGATATGATGGGGCTATTTCCAGAGGAGGGGGATAGCTTAGAAACAAGGCGATTTAATGTACTTATAAAGTGGAATGACAGAATACCGTACACGGATAAGGAGCTTTACAACAGGCTCCTCTCTTTATGCGGTAGTGCTGATAAATTCACTTTGGAGGAGCGTTATACAGAGTATTGGCTAAAGGTTGCTACTCATTTAGGAGTTGCTGGAGCTTTTGATGCGGTGGCTAAGCTCTTGGAGGATATGCTCCCCTGTAATCTGGTATTGGAGCTCCAGAATACCATAGAGGCGGTTAAAACCACGCCTCTTTATTTAGGAGTAGTTACCTGTACCGCTATGCAGTATCTCATAACGAATGATATTCAGTGTGAGTATAGCGGAGGCGGCGTTATGTACTATGGTGTGGGGCTTAGTAAAGCAGGTACTCATATCATTACACACGATATAGCCAGTAAGGTATCTACAGAAACTCCTCTTAATAAGGCGGTGGTAAGCTCTACAGCTATGGCAGGGTTGATTACACATGATGTAGAGTTGGAGGATACTACAGAGGATACCCTATATGCAGGTATGGGAATGGGCGTAGCTCATACAAGGATTATCACACATGATCTTAGTATGAGTGCTGAAATCAGCGGTAACTCTACTGTGGCAAGCCCAGTAAACACAGCTACAGTAATTACAATAAATCAAGAATAAGAAAAGGAGTGAATACAAATGGGTGCTTTTAAGAGTGCAGTAATTACAACGAAAGGGCAGGCATTGTTAGCAAAAGTGGTAGCTGGTACTTGCAAGCTGGAGTTTACTAAAATTGCAGTAAGTGAGAATACCCTTAGCGGCGATCTTGCCTCTAAAACTGGGATCGGTACTGTTAAGCAGTCTGAAAAGGTAGCCTCTGTAGTGAGGCAGAATGGAGCTAATGTAAAAGTTAGTGCCAGCTTTTCTAATGAAACGCTGGGGGCTGGCTATTATGTTAGGAATATCGGATTGTATGCAACGGATCCCTCTGATGGAGAAATTTTGTATAGTATCTCTGTAGCAGATGAGAGCGAGGCTACAGCGGATTGGATGCCTCCGTTTAATGGTATCGGCGTGAGCTCCCTGTTAGTGGATCTGGTAACAGCGGTATCTAATGCCTCCAGTGTAGAGGTAACGGTGGATCCCAGTGCTGGAGCCACAGTAGCACAGATCACAAACTTACAGGAACAGATTAACGATGTAAGAACTTTTGTAGGTTATGAGCAGGATGATGTTTATGGAGTTGAGGTGGACTTTGTAAATAAGAAATTTACCAGACTGGCAGGAGCGGAAAATATGACCGCTGGAGATGATTTTTCCGCCCTTACTCCGTGGGGAGGTAGAAAGCGGTGTATCCTTACAAATGAGGGCGTAGTGCTTGCTTATCGTGGAGAAACTGGATATACGGAGGCAGGAGCTACTACACAGGCTATTACTGTAGGAGATACAGAGTATCCTAGCGGTACTAAGGTACAGGTAATGGTGGAACAGCCTATTTTCTATGTGAAAACGGTATCTGTATCTGGAGCGGCGGCGAACTCTGGCAGAGGCAAGCAGTACAGCAAGGCAAGGTATTATATCTCTCCTACTCCGAAAACTGGCTTTAAGCCTGTAGGCGGATTTAAGGATGCAAACGGTAATTTGCAGGATAAGATCTATCTGGCGGCTTATGAGGGGTGTGTATATGATAGCTCCGCTGGCACTTACTGTAAAGATGATACTCTGGTAGCGGATTTTGCTACTGATATGCTTTCCAGTATCGCAAGTGCTAAGCCAGCAAGCGGGCTTAGTCAGGTACTTACAAGAGCAAACGCCAGAAAGATGGCTAATAATCGTGGTACAGGGTGGCAGTTGAGCAATATCTTTTCTCTGTCTGCTACACAGTGGCTTATTTTAGTAGAGTATGCCTCTTTTGACGCACAGAGCAAGATCGGTAAGGGTGTGAGTACCTTTACAGACGATGGCACTACAAATATGTCTGTTATCACTGGAGCTACCGCTGGAGTAGGTAATGGCTCTGGTATTCCAGACGGAGGCACAGATGGACAGTGTTCCGTATCCTACAGAGGGGAGGAAAATCTCTGGGGTAATATCTGGACTTGGCTGGATGGTATCAATATCTACAATACCGCTACAGAGAGTACGGTGTATGTAAAAGAATTTGGTACTATGGCGGATGATACCGCAGATGGCTATACCGCTCTGGGCTTTAGTGCTAAAAATGGCTCTGGCTATATTAGTGCCTTTGGTATTGATGAAGATCTGGCAGAGGTATTTATCCCTGTGGCTTTAGCTGGCAGTAGTACCTTACCTGTAGGGGATTATTTCTGGAACGCTTACACAGGATGGCGTGTTGCTAGGTTGGGTGGTGGATGGGATTATGGCTCTGTTTGTGGGGCATGGTGTCTTTATTGGAATGGTGCCTCCTCTAATCGCTATCGGTATGTCGGCGGTCGCTTGCTGTATGTGCCGCAAACATCGGTAGCCGCCTAACTAAAATGAATATGTGGGTATGAGAGGAGCTGTAAAAGGCTCTTTTTTCATACCCACAATAAGAAAAAAGGAAAACTTACAAAAACCTCTCTAAAACTTACTTGTTTGTGTGATTATGTTTTGTTGTACGAAAAGTACAAAGAGTAGCTAAAGGGCTTTCGTGTTGCTAAATTAGGTGGTAAATGGAATAATGGCTCTAATTGTGGAGCATGGTATCTTAATTGGAATAATACCTCCTCTAATCGCAATCGGAATATCAGCAGTCACTTACTATATGTGCATAAAACAGCTTTCAAGTGTAATTACCATGACACTTTTCATAAGTGAAAACACAGCTACCTTGCCTCTTGGCAAAACATACGCTTTCCTCCGTGTGGAGGGGAGAGGTAAAAAATAGTATAAAAGAGTGCCTATGTGCAAGAGAAATCTTGTAAACCGTTTGCCGCTTACTCTAACCATGTGTACGGTTGGTGCTATGAGATAGCTGGCTCTCTTTTATGCACATACAAAACAAGTAAAAAGGGTGGGTTTCTTATGAAAGCTACTGGAAATTTGTACTCTAAGATTTACGATATGGAAAATCTTAAGAGAGCCCACAAGAACGCAAAGAGAGGAAAGGGCTGGTATGCGGAGGTAAAGGAGGTAGAGCATGATTTAGACGGTTATTTGCGGAGGCTACAGGAGAGCCTTATAAACCATACTTACAAAACCTCTCCCTATAAAATGTTCCATAAGATAGAGGGGAACAAAGAGAGGGAGATTTACAAGCTACCGTACTATCCAGATCGGATCTGTCAATGGGCTATCTTGCAGGTTATAGAGGAATATCTCCTTAAAACCATGACAAAGGATACATACAGTGCAATTCCCAAACGAGGAGCACAGCCTATTGTAAATCAGCTAAGAGGCTACTGGAAAGAAGTCAAAAAGGATGGAAAGGTAGTAAGTAAGAAATGGATCCCCAGCGTGTTGGTATCGGATCCAGAGGGAACAGCCTATTGCTTAAAAATGGATGTTCGTAAGTATTATCCTACTATGGTACATGAGGTACTGAAAGAGAAGTTTAGAAAGCTATTCAAGGATAAGGAGCTTATCTGGCTTTTGGATGAAATCATTGACAGTATAAGCACATGCCCAGCATCGGAGGAGAACATTGAGATCCTTACAGAGTTTGGTATGTGCGTAAATGTGATGGTGGATGATACTGGCAGAGAGTTTATTGACGGTGTAGGGATACCGATAGGAAACTACCTATCACAATATTGTGGAAATTTTAATCTATCTCCGCTGGCTCACTGGCTTAAGGAGGAGAAGAAAGTAAAGTATCAATATTTCTACATGGATGATCTGGTTATTTTAGGATCCTCTAAAGAAGAACTACACAAGCTCAAAAGAGAGATTGATGAGTTTTTAGCGGTAAACATGAAACAGACGATAAAGCATAACTGGCAGGTATTTCCCTCAAAGGTTAGGGGTATTGATTTTGTGGGCTACCGTTTCTTTGGAGAATACACGCTCCTTAGGAAAAGCACTTGTAAGAATTTCAAAAGAAAAATGCTGGAAATATCCGCAAAGAGAGAAAACAATGTGAGCCCTACTTATGGAGAGTGGTGCTCATTTAACAGCTATAAGGGCTGGCTTGAAAACTGTGACAGCTACCGCCTGTATCAGAAATACGCTAAGCCTAATGAGGAATATATGCACAACTATTACTTAAAGGAGGTAAAAGGTAATGCAGAAATATGTAAACGTAAGGAGTACCGCCGAAACGGTACAGGAGCTGGAGATCGACGATTACCATGTGTATGTTAATAGTGGTATCAAAGAAATCCATGAGGAGGCTACCGATGCAGAGATGGAGGGCGGCGGCTTTAATGGCTGGGAGATTGCAGAGCAGACCATTTACGATAAAGATGAGTATATTCTGTTAATCTCTGAAAAGAACACAGCATTAGAGCAACAGGCTACAGATATGCAGTTAGCCTTAACAGAAGTGTATGAGATGATGCTGTAAAGCGGAAAGGAGATCACAATGGCTAAGATTTATGCGGAGTTAATCAGAAAAGGGATTAAAACTCTGGAGGAGGTACCAGAGAAGATCAGAGCAGAGGTAAAAGAGCTCTTAGAGAGTGAGGAGTAATTGGTATGGTTATCAATTTTATCCTAAGGACATTCTTTAGAAAGGAGGTATCTACTATGGCGGTAATCTATGCTACCCTCATTGTTAAGGGGAAAAAGACGATTGCAGAGGTGCCAGCGGTCATTAAGGAGCAGGTAAAGCAGATTTTGATCGATCTGGAAGTGCCAGAGCTGGCAGAATAACGGAGGGAGGGCTAACTACCCTCCTTTTATTATGTCAGAAAGGAGGAGCTACAGTGTGACAGCAGAGGAGCTTAAGGACTTTGAACACAGACTTACAGGGGTAGAGGATAGATCAAAATCCAATACTCATAGGCTGGATACCGTAGAAGAAAAGCTCAAAGAAAATACAGAGCTTATTATCTCTATCAAAGAGCTGGCAAATGAAACTAAGCACATGAGAGAGGATCTTAACGAAACCATCCAGAGGCTTGATAAGCTGGAGAACAAGGATGGCGATAAGTGGGAAAAATTTAAATGGCTTATCGTAGCTGGTTTAGTCACTATCATATTAGGGTATCTGGCGGTAGCTGTGGGTTTGAAATAAAGGAGCGTGTAAATTATGGCACAGGCAAAGAAAAGCCAGAGGAGGGGATCCAGAGTATCTACAGTAAGCTCTAAGCGTGGCATGGAGTTTACTAAGAAAATCGTGATACTAACAGCACTCCTCTTTATCGTGAGCCTCTTAGACATAAGAGGGGCGGTTAGGGAGGGGCTGGATGTTAGCGGTTATGCCACACAGGTACTTATAACTACTGGAGGCATCTTTGGTGCCTCCATCGTTTTCTATCTCAATAAATCAAAAATTGAAAATCTGTCTAAGGGAAAAATCCGTTTTATGCTCCTCCGTTTGAGGCTGGAGATTAAGCTGAAAGATCAGCTCCCAGAGGAAACATATAACCTCATAATGGAGGAAATAAACGAGATAGACCACATGATGGATACAAAGTTAGATGGAGCCTTAGAGGAGGCTATCCAGCAGGAGATAGATTTGCAGAATTATTAGGAGGTGCGTTATGACATTAACTCTTTTTATGACACTTTTGGTTATCTTAGCGGTGTGTGTATCGCTCATTACAGAGGCAGTAAAGAAGTTTCTGGATGATGCAGGAGTTAAATACTCCTCTAATGTGGTGGTGCTCATTGTAGCGGTAATCGTAGGAGCTGGAGGTACCGCTCTTATGTACCTGTTTTTGGGGATTGCCTTTACTCCGCCTAATATCGTGTGCATGGTGCTCATGGCGGTAGCTGTTTGGGTAGGAGCTATGGTGGGCTATGATAAGGTAATCCAGATGATCGAACAGTTGAAAAATTTGAAATTGAAATAAAGCGGAGGAGAGCTGTAAAAAGCTCTCCTTTTTCATGCAGTAAAAGAAAGGATGATCTATTATGACAGAAAAAGAAATCAGAGCAAAAGTGGTTAATACAGCGGTTGCATGGCTGGGCTGTAAAGAGAGCGATGGCTCCCACAAGAAAATCATCGATGTTTACAACGGACACACTCCCAGAGCCAGAGGCTACAAGGTAACATATACGGATGCTTGGTGTGCTACCTTTGTTTCCGCTGTAGCGATTAAAGCAGGGTACACGGATATTATTCCTCTGGAGTGCGGCTGTAATCAGTTTATCACGCTGGCTAAGAATATGGGGATCTGGGTTGAAAATGATGCCTACACTCCATCCGCTGGAGATATGATCCTCTATGATTGGCAGGATAGCGGCTCTGGGGATAATACAGGGAGTGCGGATCATATCGGTATTGTGGTATCTGTATCTGGATCCACTATTAAGGTTATCGAGGGCAATATGAGCGATGCTGTAGGGTATCGTAATATTGCTGTAAACGGTAAGTATATCCGTGGATTTGTAACTCCTAAGTATTCCAGCAAGGCTACAGCGGCATCCGCCTCTACAGGTACCGCAGGCTCTACAGGAGCTCTTAAGTATGCGGTAGGGGATTTGGTGCAGTTTACAGGTTGCCTCCACTACACAAGCTCCTACAGCGGCGGAGTGGCTAAGGCTTGTAAGGCTGGCGTGGCGAAAGTAACCGCTCTTAGCAAAGGTAAGCCGCATCCGTATCATTTACAGGCGGTAGCAGGGAAAGGCTCTACTGTATATGGCTGGGTAAATGAGGCGGATATTGCAGGGCTGGCAAGCGGCACTACACAGAAAACCTACACAGTGGTAAAGGGGGATACCCTCACTAAAATCGCTAAGAAGTATAGTACTACTGTGGATACGCTGGTAGCTCTTAATGGGATTAAAAATAAAAATCTCATTACGGTAGGGCAGGTTATTAAACTTCCTTAAGGCACTCCTAAATAATTTACTATATTCCTTTGGGGGTACTGGCTGTAAAAGGCTGGTACCCTCTTTTTTTGTTGTTGCTATTTTTATATAGGAGTTGTATAATAGATACATACTGAAAATTAGCCTCATAGAGCCGCTTATTTCTTTTACCCTAAGAAATATACCTCTGTGCGGTTAAAATCGCTCTGTGAGGCTCACAGGAGCCCACAGGGGCATTACAGCAAGAACGGTAAAGGAGAGATGCAGGATGGCATACAGGAAAGTAAAATCATTGTTAGATACAATCGGATTGAGAGCGGTATTTTATGCCAGAGTATCCACAGCGGAGGAGGAACAGCTAAACGCTATAGAACTCCAGATTGAGGAAAATAGGAATTGTATCCATAAGAACAAATGGAAAAAAGTAGATGAGTACATAGATCGGAGTAAGTCTGGTACTATGGTTAAAGGGCGTGACGATTACCAGAGGCTCTATGAGGATTTGCTTACAGATAAATTTGATATTGTGGTAATCAAAGATCAAGAGCGGCTTATGAGAAATACTAAGGATTGGTACCTCTTTATAGATCGCTTAGTCCAGACAGGAAAGCTCCTGTATATGTATCTGGATAATAAGTTTTATAATCCAGATGATGCTCTTATTACAGGTATCAGAGCTATCATAGCGGAGGAATTTAGCAGAAACCTCTCCAAAAAGCTCCACAATTACCACGATGGCAGAATAGAGAAAGCCAGACAGGGTAAGGAGATTGATTTACAGGGGAGCGGTAATGTATTTGGATGGGATAAGAAAGATGGCAAGTATTATATCAATCCAGAACAGGCTAAGATAAGGCGGCTCATGTGTGAGGGCATTATGGCAAGGAAAGGCTCTACACAGATTGCTAAAGAGCTGAATGAGGCAGGATATAGGAACACTGTAGGGAAACCGTGGAAACCTATGGATATTCCTAAATTTGTATATGATTGCAAAAATGTAGGCACTATGATTATCAATAAGGAGCGGCAGGATTTTGAGAGTAAGCAGGTTATCAAACTCCCTAAAGAGGAATGGGTGTATGTGAAAAACGCTCTCCCTCCGATTGTGACGGAGGAGGAGTGGGAGCTTATCTGTAAGATCCATGAGGAGAGGTTGATAGCTACAGGATCCGATAAGAGAGGCAAGGGAAAAAAGGTAAGCGGATACTCCTTTAGCGGTAAGCTGGTTTGTGGCGTTTGTGGAGCTCCATACTGGAGAAAACAGAGGAGCACAAAAGAGGAGTATTGGGTATGCAGTACCAAACAGCAAAAGGGGCGAAAAACCAGAAAGAGGGATAGCGTAAATGGAAAAGCTGGAGAGATAAATGAGGCAGGGTGTGATAATACCAACATTTCCTATAACTCTCTCATGGAGATTATGACTATCATTTCAGAACGCCTACAGGCTAATACAGAGCTTGTAAAGGTGGATATGGTAAATAAGTTGCACAGTATGAGAAAACGGATTGTAGAGGCTAACAGAGGGGCTACAGAGGAGGATTTACAGAAAGAGCTCTCCAGAAAAGATAAGCTACTGGATGCCCTGTTAGATGGTATCCTCACAAAAGAGGAATATACCAGAAAGGCGGAAAGCATAGAAAACAGGATTGTAGAGCTAAGGCAGGAAATAGAGGATAATAAAACTCAATTTGAGGACATAGCAGAGATAGATCGAGTGCTGGCAAATATTGATGAGGAGGTAGCGGTTTATCTGGATGAAAACAAACAGCTCAAAGTAGAGTACATACTGGAGCACTTGGATAAGGTGGAAATCTATCCAGATAAGGTAATAGTTATAGTACCGTTATTTGATGTAGGGTTTATAGTAGATAAAAGTCAGTATGTATCTAGGGAGAAATGGCTGTGGAAAAACAACATTAGGAAAAGTCCTGTCTGGTCTGATTCGCTGCCGCCGAGGGGCATTTTCCATTGA